ACAAATGGCTCGTCCATATCAAACTTAACACCATTTCCAGCGTAATATCCACCACGCTTAATAGCCATAGTTAAAAGAACTTTTTCTTCTTTTGTAGATTCTACTTTTGCTTCTTGTATTTTTACTTTAACTTCTTCTTTTGTAGGACCGTCTTCATAGTCAAACAATGATTTTGATGATTCTTCATACATTTCCCAAGTAACTTTAGCCTCTTCAATAGCTTCAATAATATCTTGTTTTCTTGCATTCTTTGATATTTCAATATCAAATGATAGACATAAACCCTTAAGGTCTCCGATTGTTTTACTAGATAACATAAATCCTCCTAATTATTAATTATACACTAAAAAGGAGTAAGGGTCGGACAAAAATCCGACCCTTACTAAGATAGCATATAACTAAGCAGTTGGTACTGCGTAGGCTACTGCCGACTTTTCTTCTAGTGCTACACCCATACGGACGTAGACTGTGTACTCTACAGAGTCCTTTCGTGGTTGGAACTCACGATGTACTGTAACATCTCTCTGGAAACCCCAAATGCGGTTTGAAGGAAGAGTTAGGTCTACATAGTCTTCTGGATACAAAGGAACTTCTTGAACTGGAAGACCGAAGATGGTGTATTGAGCACCAGCTGGACCGCCAATTCTAGGAGTAACTCCATCAATTACACGAGTAGCAACATCGTAAGGAACTGAAGTTCCGTCAGTTGTATTAACTGTGCGAAGCTCTGTTAGCAATTCCTGAATATGCTTGCTATTCATGTAGAACTTAAGATCCTGACGGCGAGCCTTGAACTTACGAGGCATTGCGTTGTAGATTGCTTCGATTGCATCAAGAGTCAACTTTACGGAAGAGTTATCGCCTGAATCAGGAGTAGCTTCCCAGATGTCTGTCATAGTTGCAGCAGCTGCTGCAGCTTCGTGAGCACCTGCGTAGTTAGTATCCTTGATCTGACGGATAAATCCTGCAAGAGTATTGTTATATGTACCGTTACCAGAATCACCTGGACGACCATTAATTGCAATATCTTCCAAGTCGTTTCCGAATTGAGTTGCCATCAAACGTACAACGTGATCCTCTAGAGACGCACCTTCAATCGAGTCCTCTAGGGATTCGGTTGATAGTTCGTACTGTAGACGGAACTTTGTTGTTGTAAGTTCGATCTTTGTGAATGCTGGAGCACTGTTTGCACCTGTATCTTCAGCTTGTGTAGCTTTTGTTACAAGACGTGAACCAACACGGATCTTATCCAATTCCATAGTATTTCCACGCATCGTTACCTTGCGACCATCGTTAGCTAGAACCATCTGATCAAAGATGTATTCGATAAACTGTGTAGATTGTGTTGGATTAAGAACACCACCTGCGTCACCAGAGTTTCCCTGGGCTGTCATAGCACCAGGAGATGTTAGTGGAGAAAGAACTGTACCGCTTGTTGCGGCTTTTTCTAAAATATCACTCATTTTTATTTTTCACCTGCCTTTTATTTTCTAATTTAAGTATTGCGAGGAACTGAGGAAGCGTCCCCCCCATACAGAATCTGACTTCTGTATAGTTGTTTCTGTGGAACTCTCAAGTTCCCCAGATTTCTTTACAGCGGTATCGTTTTCTACAGATTCCAATCTTCCATTAATTGTTTGTACTGCATTTACGATATCCGCCAAACCTTTGTTGATCTCTTCTAAACGAGAATCATTTTCTACAAGCTTATCGGTTAAAGCTTTTGTTACTTCTGCAACAGTGTTTACAACACCATTAACAGCAGCAGCATTTGTTTCGCCACTCTTTGTAAGAGCTTCGCCAACAAAATTTTTGATTTCACTAAGAGTCTTTTCAAGGTCAGTCGCCTCACCACTATCGGTGGAAGCGTCATCTGCAGATCCCTCTGTATCTACGGATGTTTCGACTGTATCTTCTGCTACTTCAACTTCATCAGACTTTGCAATTTCTTCTACTGCTGGAGCTTCTTCAGCTTCAACAATTTCATCAACTACAACTTCTTCTGTTACTTCTACAATTTCTTCAACTGTAGCGTCTTCTGCAACTTCGTTATTTTCAGTCATATCAACACCTCCTTCATTTATTTGTGTGGCAACTAACTTTGCGTCATTTGCCTCATTCACTACTGTGTTAGGTAGAGAAACTTCTGTTTGTACGCCAATAGATTTAAGGACTTTAACTGTCCAAGATCTAAGTGTACTCATTCTATGTCCTACAACTGTTTTAGACGGCTTCCAAGAGTTTCCGTCTTTTTCGTAAACTCTGATAGTTACCGCTGGGTCTTCTGGTGTCCCTGTAATTGTAACACTAGAATTTGGTACTTTAATTTTACCATTAGTTACTACTCTTGTTACTTTACCTCTTGCTGTCCCACCTGAGGAACCCCACTGAACAAAATCTCCAGGAGAATACTCTCCTGCTTTTTTAACATATTTCTTTTTCTTTTTAGGATTTTCTTCAGTTTGAATATCTGAAAATCTTGGATTTTGCTTTGGATATTTCTTTGGAACATCATCACTTGTAATAGTTCCAGGATTATCTGCCTTATGTAGTTCAACTACTTTTGACATCGCTTCTTCAACATTTGCTTTTGTAATTTCGTCAATCCAGCCAATAGATGGAAGATCGGAACTGCATGAAGAGCATGAATATTTTTCTTCATTTGAAAGATATGCCATTTCTTCTTGTTCACACCAGAATACATTTTGAATATTGGACTTGGAAAACATTCCATCAACAACATCACCATCGATTGTTTTCTGAATAGAAAAGATATTGGCAAACTGATTAGCAGGTGAATCAACAAGTGATAGCTCTACCAAATCATATTCTTTAATGATACGAACTGTGTTATTTGTTTCTTCATCTAATTCAGTATCTGTTTCTTTAATTGCACCGCCGATTGAAAAACCAGTGAGTGTACCATCAAGAACCATCTCCCAGATGTCTTGAGCACCCTTAGAAACATAGGTATCTACAAATACTCCCGTATATTGCTTCTTTGTTTCTGGGTCGAAAAAAGTGTCTGATCTAAAAGAAACAACCTTTCCTGCTGGAATAGGTTGGTGCATCAATCTTACATTACCACGAAAGTTTGCAAAAGCTTTTTCTGATGCTTCTGGAAGCACCCTATCGCCTTGTTTGTCAATATTATCAAGTGTTGCAAAGCCAGAAACAATACGCTTTTCTTCATCAATCTTTGAGATTGGCATGGTCAAGTTGACGCTGTTACCATTCATAGAAAGGGAAGCCTTTTGTAAATTAATCATAACACTTTAATTATACAGTGTTTTTCTTGTTACGGTTGTTGTCTACCTTCGCCTTGGGCATTTCTTGCACCAGTTTGACCTTCGTCTGCCTGATTGTTTTGACGTTCTTGATCCCTCAACCGATTTCCAGATGCCTGTGCTGTTTGTTCTGCAGCCTGTTGTCCTGTAAGTTGAACTGGCTCATCTCCCCCAGGAATGCCAGACATCCCCATTCTAGACCTAACTTCATTAGGAAGAATTACTTGCATTCTTAAGTAACGCTCATCAATCTTGGACTGAGTATCTTCATCTGTAAGGGTAAGCTCGTTAAAGTTAAACTTAAACATGTCTGTCTTTTCAGAAATGATTGCAGTAATTCTTTTCTCCAAGGCATCTTGTGCTGGACGAGTAACCTGTTCCTTAAAGCTCTTGTCTGCTTCTTTAGCAGCAGCAAGGGAAAGACCTTCACCTGCACCAACTTTTGTCATCGGAACACGGTGTGCCATAAGGATTTCTTGAAGATTGGATTTACGATACTTATCAAATGATCCGTCTTGTATACCGTTTTCAACGGCTTCCATCTTAACTTCAACCTTAGAACCTGCTTCATCTCCAGGAAGAGGAACGATAAGTGTTCTATGGGATTGCCCACGAAGGTTGTTTTGGAAAAACTCAAATAACTTTGATTCTGCATCTCTGGAAAGTTTTGCTCCCTTAATCCAGAAAATATATCGTGGAGTTGCTTTGTTTTCAAAGTATTCTAGGTTAAACTTTGACGCAAACTCATTACCTGCCATAGCATTTTTTGCAGGAACAATAGCTGGAACACCATAATAATTGTTTGTTGGTGTGTAGTCAGCAAAGTGAATAATTTCATTTGGTCGTGGGTCTATGCCAATAGGGGCTGTTGTTTGATCCTCATCGTGAAAGTTTTTAAAGAATGTAAACTTACCGCCAACAAGTTGGACAAAGCCATCACGAAGTCTACGCACACGCATTGTTGCAGCAGGAATATGACCAATATATCCAATCTCACCAGTTGTTTTTCTACCAATTTCTAGATAACCATTTCCAGTTGTTGCATAATCAAGGTAGACCTTTGTTAGAGTTTCTGTAAATGTTTCGTTATCATTTCTAGTATCTAGCCATTCTAAAACATCTGCCTTTGCACGTTCCAGCTTTTTCCTAGATCTATTTAGTTTATCTGGGTTATCTGATAGGTCTTCTAGCATCTGTTTAACTTTAAGTGATGGGATTAAGTCGTAGCCAAGACCAACAATGTTTGTTACTTTTGCATTAATTGCAGCATAATTAGCAGCCGAAACCTCATAGGTTTTGCCAAGAGCAATAAGATTATATGGTGGCTCTACTACATCAAAAAGACCATAGCCATACTGAAGGAAAACAAGTTGCTTTGATTCTGCATCATCACCGCTAATTCCATTAACTGGTGTTGCATAGGTTGTAGATGAAACACCAATCTGTGCAGCTTTTTCAAGTTTTCTTTTAGTATTACGCTTAAAATTTTGATTAATTCCACGATACTTTAAAAGTTCTGGTGATGCTAGGCTAAACTCATCAACGGTTACAATCTCTGCACTCTTCTGCAAACTATCAATAGCAATGTCTCTTCCCCAAATAGTATGACTTTGGGGTACTTCGTTATCTTCCACTCTTTCGCTCATTTGCAAAAATTTCCTTCCAGTTGTCGGTATCTCCGTAAGGGGTATAACCCTCAGCCATTCTGTCAATATCTTCTCTTGCCTGAGTATCGCTAACTCTTCCAACTCCAGGCATAAACTTTGCTACACCATCTGGTTTGCCCCAGTATGCTGCTGCTTTTGCAAGAGAGTTCATATTTCTAATATCATGTTTCATTGAAGGAACATTAAGCGTGTTGCCATCATCATCCTTAAATGGCTCTCCATTTGGTAAGACCCAAACATAAATTCCGTATTCTGCGGTGGACTCAACCGCTTCTACACCCTTTTTAGTATTATTCATACCACTATGATACCATTTTTACTATTCTGTTGGCAAGTACTGTGGCTGAATTTTACTACTAACTCTACCTGGAAGGGAAAGCACTGGTACAGATGCTGGTGTTACTGCTCCACTTACAACATTGTAATAAGATGAACCATAACTATATTTATATCCAGATGCTCCAGTTACCTTAGTAAACGTAGCAGTATAGGTTACATTTGTAACATTATACAAAAATACTGAATCTGGATCTAATGATGTAACTTCATATAAATAAAAAGCTGATCCAGTACTTATTAAGATTAGGTCTCCTTGCTCAATATACTTTGTACCAATTTTTAGTTTTGAGTTATTTATTGAATTATTGCTGTAGTTTAAATCTTCAAAAATAAGATTTACGTTAGCATTTACCTTGGCTGGCATATTTGTAGTTAGGGTAATTTTTGAATAATCATCAAAGTTTGTAACTGTACTAACTGTGTAGTCTGATGTAACTCCATTAATAGATATAAGTTTTGAACCTGCCAATATATACTGGCTATTTGAAATAATCAATGTATTTAAGGCATCTGACTGATCCACCGTGGTTTTTTCAAATGTTGCATTTCCAGAACTTACCAAATAGGATACAGTATAATTATTTACTAAAGATGATCCAGAAGCAAGGGCGGAATACAAAGAACCACCTGTTGTACTAGGAATAAAGTAATCAATAGATATGGAGCTAAAGTTTTCTATGGTTTCATTATTTGTGTCTCCCAGTTTAAACTTAGAATCTGCAATTACCCTATAATCTGATGGAACTTCTCCAATTACCAGATTATAAAGGTTTGACAGTAAATCATTGTCCGTAAGCTTTTTATCAAATATCATAAGCTGGTCAACATAGATTTCATTAGCAATTCCAGTTTCTGAACCCAGAATAATTTCTGTTGGATTTGAAGAGTTAATAACAACAGGGTCAGTAAACACTAATGATATCATTTGCCACTGGTTTAGCTTTGCCAAAGATGAAGTTGATCCGTTTACATATCTAGTAGCACCAGCCACAGTTGACATTTGACCAGTTGAAGAGTTAATGCTTAACTGTAAACTTCCAATTTTTAATACATTATTTGATACGTCAGTCCCTGTTGGAATATAGCACATAAAGGAAACGGTACTTATTCCAGACGCTAATTGCATCATTCCTGCCGTTCCATCAGTTAGGTCGCTGTCTGCTGTATATGTTCCAGTTGGTTCAAAGCCAGTAAAAACAACATTGTTTCCAGAAACTGAAGATATCGTTTTGTTTAAAAATGCAAACTGATTAGTTCCATTAATTTCAGATACTGATACTTTCTCTCCTGTAACAAAACGATTATTTGCAAGGGTGTAGGTTGCATTTCCACCAGAAACCACAATGTTTGTAATTGGAGAATATTTCTTAACTCCAGTAAAATTATGATTTATTTTTGCATATGAGTCTTTTAACTTAAGACCAGACTTAAATCCATTATAGAAAAATGGCATTTCAATAAGGTCTGGTATATTACATTCATTTGACCTTAAGTATATTCTTGCTGGATTTCCACCCTGAGAAGAGTTATTGTTTACATAATAAGTTGATCCATCAACTTCAAGATTATAGGAGAACAATCTAAAGTAATTAAGATATGGTGGTTGATCTACCAGATCATCAGTGTTTAAGAAGAACTCAAAGGATAGGGTATCTACTGGATTTGTTACCGCATTTTCTGCTTGGGTAACTTTTTTGTTTAACCAAGAACCAGATGTAATTACTCTATTTGTGTAGTCGTTTGTGTATATCACATTTGGTGTTCCAACAACATCTCCATCAGAAAGAGCTTTTTCGGTTAAAGACATTTTTACTGTTTCAGAACCTGAAGGAGCACCGATCTCTACACGACAAGCACCCGTTGTTTCTGAAAGTGGAGGGCACAAAGACTGTTGATCAACATCTATCTTTGCATATGCATATGATTTAATCTTAAACCTACGCTCTTCACTGTTTGGAGTTGCGGTGTAATAATGAACAAAACTACTTCCTTCAATCTCACTATATGTATCTAGCAAGGTAGCATTATCTGCATGGATACCAACAATTTTTAATAGTTTAGCATTTGATACTACCTTTGATGCATCTGACTCACTAATATTATCTGAATCAAACCAGAGGGCTTCAGAACCTACTCTTAAGTATCCTGCTGGAATATCTGGAAGACTAATTGTGGATGATATAGCACTTGCATTTGTTACTGGAAGATAGAATGCCTTTGAGGTTCCATTAAGAACCTTATAGTATCCTATGTAAAAGTTTTCTGATGGAAGGTTTGTAAATAATGTTTTTGGAGTTGCTTCTAAAGATGAAGATACTTTTAAGTCTGAGTTAGCATCAACATAGAACTCAATATAGTTATTTGATCTTTTTGACCCAATAGACATTAATACCTTTTTACCAGATGACGGTGCTGTTAATGAGGTATCAAACTTTAATGCCCATCCCCCCAAAGAGTCTGGAATAATAGAACCTATGTTTTCAATCTGAAGATATGAACCTTCTTTAAAAGAGTATCCACCTGAAGTAAAAAATAGGCTATCAGATATGTTGTAGTTTTCTGCAAAAAATGTTTCTGGTATTTGTTTTTGTTTAATTGTCAGAGAGCCATCCTGGATTAAACAATTATCTGCATCTGTTATACTCCATCCTGATCCAGGACCCATATCATATCTTGTTAATGCTTGTTGGCTGTCCATAGAAAAATTATAAAATACTCCAGAGTTATTATTTATAAACTCTGCAGGTATGCTGTATCCACAACCATAAACAAAATGCTTTAAGGCTCTTTCTCTTGGCAAAGAATAAGAATATAAAGATACGCAGTCAAACTGGACATTTGCAATGCCATCAGGTTTTTCAAAATAGAAAAACTCATCTCCAGCGTCATATGCTGGGAATAAAGAGTCTGGGTCAGATATGCTTTTTGTTTTGCTTACACCATTTACAATAAGAGATATTGAGGTTGGAGAATACTCTGCAACAATATGAAGTGGTTTATTTATAGAGTCTATTGGGCAGGATACCTCATAATACCTACCAACTTTCCCAAGTCTAAAAACAACGTAATCATTCTTTAAATAAATAGCTGTCACATAGTCATCTTCTTGAAGCATACCCTCATCCTTTTTTCTAACAATTATTTGCTCTGTAGAAGATGTGGTATTAACCTTTACCCAAAACTCCAGAGATGAAGAATTTCTAGAGTCTTTAATAGACATTTTATCTAAAGACGGAACTGTAAAATATTGACCAGTCTCAAGTTTTATTGACTGTTTTCCACCATACACAATAGGCATTCCTACTGGATTTATAGAAGATGAAGAATATGATCCAGTATAAAATGAGGTTCCTGCACCACTTGAGTATAAAAATCTATCTGGATTAACAAATGAAGATACAAAAGGGTCTTCATTCAGTGACCAAACAGCAGTTGGATTATCTTTTTGTATTAAATCAGAATAGGACATATGGCATCCATTTTATTATACCGCTTTAGAGATCTCGTTTATCTCACAAGCCCCTGCGACACAAGCTAAATCTTGTACGGAAGTTGTTCCATCAAAGGTTTCATAGATTTCAAGCCATTTCCAATCAAGGTCTGCTGGGGTTTCTGAAAGAAGAACTTCATATTCTTCCTTAGTAATTTCCTGATACGGAGCTTGCTGGTAAGTATGATCCGAATAAGGTAAAAATGAAACACCTGACATTTCATCAATATGTTGAAATACCCAAGCACCTACTGCCATCCATTCATTTTCTTTTACAGATACTGTAATAGAAGGCTTATGTTCTGCCCAGTTTCTTTGGTATGTTAACCAGATATCAAGGTGTTGTACGGCAGTTAAATCTTGTCTTAGCTTTGCACCTTCTGGAGCAGCAATAGGAAAAGTAAATACCATAGTGTCGTTTGGCTTCATTACATCTGGTTCATGCTTGATACCCATATCCACCAAGAATGCGGTAATTGGGTCTTTCATGTCTCCACGAATAGTGCGAGCATAGTATTGAGAGTGCCAAGGATGCATTCCTGAGGAGGCGTTAACAAGTTGAGAAACTGTTCCAGATGGCTTTACACAAGAAATAGCTGTTGCTGGATTAATGCCCATTTTCTTTGCCCAAAAATCATTAACCTCTACAGAGTGTAGTCTAAGGTCATCTAACCACTGCGATAGCTTTTCTACGCCCTCAGAACCGTTCAGGACAGGGTGTGAGAGTTGACCTGTAAGTGAGACACCAAGTAATCTTTCTTCCTCACAGTTCTTCTGCCAGATTTTTCTTAGATACTTAAAACGAGTAAATGAAGACTGCACAGTTCCAAGAATTGTGGCAAGTTCTACCTTATCTCTTAGGGTATTTAAATCATCGGTATCTCTGACTACAACTTCTGTCAAGTTGCAGAATTGATAAGGACGAAGGATAATCTCAGAACAAGGGTTTGTTCCAAAATCTACAATTTCTCTACGACCATTTTTTGCTGCAACATTCTGAGCAGCCTGACGACTAAAGATACCACGTTCTCCAGACTTTGAGTCATAAAGTGACTTCCATTCGTCCATAAAAACTTCCATAGTTGGTTTTGTGTTGTATACAGCAGAATTATTTGCCAAAGCACGTTGACCTGAATATTCCCACCAAGAACCAGACTTGGCTGCAGCCATATTACGATCCTCAAGGTCTGACAAAGAAATCATTGCTGATCTACGAACACCACCAACAACAACTACTTCTGCAATCTTACACATAAGGTCATGTGCCTCAAGTGGGGTGAGCTTTCTACCTGCTGCATTCTTAATTGTGTTAACAGAAAACTTAAATAAACGATCTAGTGGGTCTGGACCTGATGCACGACCACCAAATGTTTTTAGACGAGCACCTGCAGGACGTACTCCTGACATATCCCAAGACGGAATTTGACCTTGCCACAAAAGTGCAAGAAGTTCCTTAAATGCTCTAGCCCAACCAGCCTTAGAGTCTTCAACAACAATTACAGAACCTGTTGGCTCAAAGTGTTCGCTAACTTCTGGGAGCTGGGATACATAACGTGACTCAACTGAGTAACCAACGCCAGTTCCACACATAAGAATATACATTGATTCATCAAAAGAACGAAGTGAGTCAACTGGTAGGTAGGCACAGTTATAAATACAGGTGTTATCTCTTTCAAGAGCAGGACCTGCTGTCATAAGACCACGCATAGACGGCATAACCTTTGTCTCTAAAATAGCATTACGAATACTATCTTTAATTGACTGGTCTAATTCAAAGTCGGTGTGCTTCTTTGTAGCTTCAAAAATATAGTTCATATAACGGTCAACCGTTTCATCCCAATTCTCTCGGCGGTTGTCATCTTCTCTCCATCTGGCGTACCTTGTTTTATGTATTACTTGCTGATATGCTGATGGCAAAGAAACTGTCATTTTTTATTACTCCGTCTATTTTTTTTGATTCCCCTAAAGGTGGGGTAGTTACTATTGTACCCTAAATAAGGTTAGTGGTCAACAAGAAATCAGTGTGATATGATTAACAAATGATAACAATTCAGGAATTACACAAATATGGTGAATTAGTTGAGCAAGGCTTTTTACCGCCAATACCTTGTCCCATGAGCACAGAGCACATGTCACCAATTCCTTTTGTTAAAGATGATGAACCTGTTATGTGGTGTTTAGAATGTGACACAAAATTACATTTGGGAGAAAGAAAAATTACACTAATTAAAAAATTAATTGGTAACGTCTGATACTACAACTATTGGACCTTTAAGAATTGTTGAAACAACTCCAGAGTTTACCATCTGAATATCATACTCATAAATCTTATTTCCAGAAAGCTTTGCTGATTCTGTTGCACTTAAAGTTGTAGTTAAAGTTCCTGCTGCAGCTCCAGTTATGGCAAATGTAAAAGAAGCAACTGCTGTTGACTTACCCTTTTCTTTAATCTGTCCAGAAAAAGTATGACCTGTAATGTCATAGTTTGCATTTCCAGAGTCTAGGGAAAGGTTAAATACAAAAGTATCGCCCTTGTAAATCCTAAAAGACTTAAACCCTGGAAGCACTTTATCCTACCACCACTACAGTATATTGTCCTTCGGTTGGGACACTGTTAGTATTAATCGTAATAGCACTTGTGCTGGTGTGCAAAACTTCTGCTTCGACCTCTGCCCAAGGAGTTGTGGACTCAAAGACAGATACTGTAACTGCTCTTGTAGAAAGACTGTGTGTAACAGTAAATGTTTGAGCAGTTCCATCACCAATAGTTGTGCTGTACTTCTTTGTGTATCCGTCAGTTGTAAGCTTTGTTTCAAGTGCAGAAACATCTACTGCAAGACCTGATGCTGTACTCAGGTATGGGTTTGATGCTGCAAGAATTACAGCAGCAGTTATTGTACCTGCTGAAGTTGAGTTATCTGTGTATGAGAAATCAATAGTTCCAGAGTCAGTAAGTGATGTTGAAATAGTATCTTCTACAAATTCTTGTAAAAGAAGAATATCTGATGTGGCATGAGTATGACCAGCTAAAGATAAAGCTGTTACTGTTGCAGCACTTCCACTATCTCCAGGAGTTCCTACATACCAGCCATTTGCTGTTTCATTCCAGTAAAGTGAAGCATTTGTATAATCTCCACGCTCTACTTCAATACCTGCATCTAAAGTTGGGGTACCTGTGACGTTTGAGTTAAGCAAGAACTTATTGTCTTCAACGCTAACTGTTGTTGTTGAGAATGAGTTAATTGCACCAATAATGTCAAGGTCTCCACCTATCTTAAGGTCTCCAGCAATTACTACGTTAGTTGGAAGACCAACTTTTACTGCACCAGTATATGGACCAGATCCAGTTCCTTCAGTAATTGAAATTTCTCCAGTTGTTCCAGCAATGCTTACAACACCATTATTGGTAATTGTTGCTGTAGAACCTTCTCCTGGAGTATGAGATACTCCAATTCCAGTTCCAGGAGAAATTTCTGATACATAGTTTCCAGTTGTATCTGTTCCAAGGGCAATAGTTCCAAGAAGTGCTACTGTACCAGAAGCATTTGGAAGGGTAATTGTTCTATCTGCAGTAGGATCTGTTACAGTAAGTGTTGTTTCATATTCATCTGTAGTAGCACCTTCAAATACAAGAGAAGTTGGTAATGTTACAGTTCCTGTAAATACTGGATTGTTAATTGGTGCATATGTGCTTGAAGCAGTAGATGTTGTTAGATATGTAGAAGAAAGATCTGGAATGTCTGCTGCGACAAGTGATCTAAATGTTGGAATAGCTGCTGTAGATCCAGTTCCTGGTCCAGCAAGCACTCTGTTAACTGCTACTGTATTCCACTCAAAGTCAAGTGTGCCGTTGTATGCTGCTGGTGATCCGCTAACTGCAAATAAGTCTGGGGCTGTTAAAGTAATAGATACAGAAGGAACGTCATCTGTAAATGCAAATGTTTTCCATGCTGAACCGTTATATACTTCTACACGGTCTGGGTTGGTGCTGTTGGTGGTATAGATCATCCTTCCAACAAAATTACTTGTAGGAGCAGTATTATCTGCGTAATCCTCTAATCTAAAATTCTTAGCCTTATTTCCACTAAGGTTAAGATCTACTAAGAACTTCTTCTCAGCCATTTACAATCACCGTTTTTCATAAAAATTTAGCTTAAATAAGCTGTACCACTTATCGCACTATTCATAATAATTATAGCAGTGTTTGCATTACTATAAGCAATATGTGTTTCAACCACATTGTTTCCACTGTCGAATACTGTAATGTTTGGGTAAAAATTTAAGTTATGGTTAATTGTCCAGATATAAAGACCTGCATAAGTACCAGATGATTCAACAAGAGGGATACCAGCCTGTGTATGAACAAACCTTACACCATTTACTGGACTTGCACCAATATCTGGGTAGTCAAGAACTACCGCACCAGTTTTTCCATTTACTGAGGTTACTGGAATAACGACATCTGAAATAGATACATTTACATCCAAAGTTCCTGCAGGATCGGACACATCAATAGTTGTAACATTATCAACACCCGAAAATTGAATGTTTGATAGATTATTGTATAGTACTTCTACTGTAATTGTGTCTGGAGCTGGCATATCTCTATTGTAACATTAAACGCTTCGCCACATTGTCAAAATATTCTGTTACAATGTCATCCCAGCTATATTCTTTATGGATTTTTGGAGCTTGATCATAATACTGTGGCAAAAGGGTCTCAATATTTTTTTCTGTATAAAGCATGGTTTTCACAAGGTCTTCATAGTCTACCTTATACATAAATCCTGGGTGGGCTATGGTAAATGGATTATGAGTCAATGTCGATTTAACCATAAGTTCTCCAACGTATTCTGGATAGTCACACCAACCGCCCGAAACAATACTTGGCATTCCAGTTCCAAGTGTCTGTAATGGAATAAGACCAAAACCCTCACCCCAAGATGGGTAAATAAGAGCGTGGTGTTCTTTAAGAAGCTTAATCATTTCAAAGGAGGTGTAGGTTTCACCAATTACATTAATGTTAGGCTCATTATCAAACTCAGGTAGCTGAACATGCTGATATCCCTTGATGGTAAGAGTTACATCTTTACGACCTGAATATAACTCAAGGAATGCGTTAACTGTGTCATATAGATTTTTGCGGTATGCAGGATATCCAATATGAATAAACTTAATTGTATCTGTAACCTCACGTTCTTGAGGCTGGAATGTCTTGTCAAGTCCGTGTCTAAAAATATGTACATCTTTATCTGTGTATTGTTTAAATACGTCTTTACAAAATTTATTTGGAACCCAAAACTCATCTACAATATCTAGATTTCCTGATTCAATCCAGTTTGAAGGAAATTGTGTTGATTCCCAAGCAGTATATCCAACCTTATAGGATTTTGGATTAATATATTTGTAGTCTTCGGCATGTCCAAAAAATATCTCAAGATCGGCGTTTGGCAAGCTATAACCTACGGTATGTTTAGTCCTTGATAAAGAACTAACAATTCTCATTGTGGCATGACCATAGCCTGTCCAAACCGCATTATTTGGGTTATTAAAACTAACTTGCATTTACTCTACTTTTCTAGTTGCTCTAAACGCTTTTCAATTCTGGCAATAGCATCTTTAATAGATGATCCAGAATTAGGTCTCATTTCATAAGATATGCAAGAAATTTCTGATTCTAAATATCCTAATCTTTCTTGCATTCCAGGACGACCTTCAAATCCTGGTCTTTCTTCTTCTCC